CGCAAGATCCGGCAAGCCTGGCGCGAATCGATGATCCGCGACTGGGACACCGCCAAAGGCGAAGAACTCGAGCAGCTCTACCTCGCGCGCCGCGAGGCCTGGGCCGCCTACGAGCGTTCGATCGGGAAGCATACGGTCATCACCAAGGAAGGCAACGAGGGCGCCACCAAGAGCGGCAAGAGCACGACCACGCGCAAGAAAGTATCCATCCGCGAGGAAGAGCACGCCGGGAGTCCCGAGTGGATGCGCGTGATCCTGGACATCGAGAAGAAGATCTGCGACCTGCTCGGGCTCGAGGCGCCCACCAAGATGGAACTGATGGGCAGGGACGGAGGCCCGATTGTCACCAAGGATGAATCAGAATTCAACTATGACCGATTCGCTCGCGCCTTCGCAGCCTTTGCCCATGGATTATCTGACCCGAGCGGCGTGGGACCTGGCCGAGCGGACGGTGATCCGCAACCCGTACATCCCGAGCAGCCTCAAACGCGTGGGCTTCCCGTCGCCCAAGCAGGCGCTCTTCCTGACGGTGCCCAGCCTTGAGATCTTCTACGGCGGCGCCGCGCGAGGCGGTAAATCGGTTGCCCTGCTGGCCGGGGCCCTGCAATACGTCGACCGGCCGCGCTATGCCGCGCTCCTGCTCCGCCGCACCTACGCTGACCTGGCCAAGCCCGAGGCCCTCATCGACGTCTCGCACCAGTGGCTTCAGGGAACCGGAGCGCGGTGGATCGGCCAGGAGCATAAGTGGATCTTCCCCGAGACGGGGGCGACGATCAGCTTCGGCTACCTCGACACGGAGAAGGACAAATACCAGTACCAGTCGGCTGCGTACCAGTACATCGGCTTCGACGAGCTCTCGCAGTTCAGCGAGACTCAGTACACGTATCTGTTCTCCCGGCTCACCCGCCTCGCCGACTCGGGCGTTCCGCTGCGCATGCGCGCGGCGAGCAACCCCGGCGGCGTGGGACACGAATGGGTCAAGAGCCGGTTCGTTCGCCCCGTCAGCCGGAATGGGTTCGAGAGGGTTTTCATCCCGGCCCGTCTCGAGGACAACCCGGGCGTCGACCAGGAGGCCTACAGGAAGTCTCTCAGCCAGCTCGACTATGTCACGCGCATGCAGCTTGAGGTCGGCGACTGGGACATCCAACCGGCAGGCAATATGTTCAAGCGGGAATGGTTCGAGATCGTCGAGGCCGCGCCGGCGCAGGCCACAAGGACGCGCGCCTGGGACTTCGCCGCCACAGAAGGCGGCGGCGACTACACCGTCGGCACGCGCATGTCGAGGACGCCCTCGGGCCTCTATTACATCGAGCATGTTCTGCGGGGCCAGTGGTCTCCCCGGGGCGTCGAGAGCGTCGTGCTGCAGACGGCGAAGCAGGACGCGACGGCGGTCCGGATCCGCATGGAGCAGGAGCCGGGCTCGAGCGGCAAGATGGTCGTCGAGAACTGGATCAAGCTCCTCGCCGGCTACGACGTCGGCGCCGTGCCGGCCACGGGCGAGAAGTCTACCCGCTGGCGTCCACTGTCGGCGCAGTGCGAGGCCGGCAACGTCAAGCTCGTGCAGGGGCCTTGGGTCGAACCGTGGCTCCAGGAGATGGAGCGCGTGCCGCAGGAGGGCCAGCATGACGACCAAGCCGACTCGGCCTCGATCGCCTTCAACGAGCTCACCGTGGGGCAGACCAACACGGCGATTCTTGAGTATTACCAGCAGCTGTATGAGGCTCAATTGAATGCCCAGAAATCCTGACATCGTTCGCACGACCGACGTGACCCACCTGGCAGCCTCGCCGTGGTCGCGCCTTGTCGGCGGCGTCCGCGACTTTCTCGCGTATCGCATCATGAGCCCCGAGAAGCGCGAGGCTTTCCAGACCGACTTCATGGGTCCGGGCGAGCCGATCGCCTCACTGAAGCCTGAGGGGGAACCGGCGCGGCGCTGGGACTATCCGCCGGCGGTCAACATCATCTACACGCCGCGCGCCGGCATGACCTCGTTCGATGTCCTGCAGAACCTCGCCTCCTGGGATCCGGTGCGTTACTGCATCGAGGAGAGGAAGAACCGGGTGAAGGCGCGAGATTGGGCGATCGTGCCCTCGCGCAAGACGGAGACGCCGGGCGAGTTCGACGAGGCCGTCCAGCAGCTCACTCAGTATTGGACCTATCCCGATGGCGAGAACACATTCGATCTGTGGGTCTCGCAGCTGCTCGAGGACTCGTTTTTGTACGATGCGGCGACCCTGTTCCGCTGGCCGACGCGCGACGGCAAGGGCGTGGCGCAGCATGTGCCGATCTCCGGGCGGACCGTCAAGCCCCTGCTGGATGCAACGGGCAGGAGGCCGCGTCCGCCGGCGCCGGCCTACCAGCAGATCATCAAGGGCATCCCATACGCCGAGTTCACCTCGGACCAGGTCATCTACGCCGTCCGGAATCCGAGTTGCGACAGCGTCTACGGCATGTCAGAGGTCGAGTGGCTGCTGCTGGACATCAATATCGCCTTGCGGCGCGACACGTTCGACCTGAGCTACTACACACAGGGGAACGCCCCTCACGGTTTCGGAACGACGCCCGAGGGATGGACGCCGGACCAGATCAAGAGCTGGACCACGTACTTCAACAGCGTGCTGACCGGGGATCCGGCGACTAGGTCGCGCATCCAGTGGGTGCCTGCTGGCTTCAGTTTCGAGCGCTGGCTCGAGCGCGAGGAGGACAAGTACGTCAAATTCTCCGAGTTTATCGTGCGCCGCTGCTGCGCCATCTTTCACGTCTCGTCGCAGGCCTACACGGGCCAGGTCAACCGATCGACCGCGGAGACGGCCGACGAAAGCCAGGCCGAGAGCGCCGATGCGCCCCTGATGCAATGGATCGAGACGCTCATCACACGCGAGATCCAGATGGTGCAGGGCTTCCCCGACCTGCAGTTCCAGTTCGTGAGCGAGCGCACGCGGGATGAGCTGAAGGCAGCGCAAAAAGAGGAGATCGAGATTCGCTGTGGCAAGAAGTCCCTCGATGAGGTTCGCACCGCGGGTGGCCTGGAGGAGATCGGCATCCCGCCTTTTGTCATGACCGCCCAGGGCCCCGTGTATCTGCGCGGCCAGAATCCCGAGTACCAAAAGAAGTACGCCGACTTCTTTGCGCAGCTCGACGAAGAGGAGACGGCGAAGGTTCCGCCGCAGCTGAAGCCTTTCGTGGGCCAAGGCGAGGAGGATCAGACCAATGGCGCCACGCCGGCAGAGGGGACGCAAAAACCTGAGGGGCAGAAGCCGGAGGAAAAGCAGGCGGCGATCGAGGAGGAGCTGAGGAAGTGGCGCAAGGTCGCCCTGCGGTGCGCGAAGGAGGGCAGGGCGCAGAAGCGATTCGAGTCCGCGTTGATACCCGAATGCCTTCGGGCGTTCATCGAGTCGCAGCTGCAGAATTCTGCGAATGACGTCGATTCGGTCTTCTCAACCGCGCAGGCGCTGGCAAAGGGGAATGCGCTAAACGGAGAATCGTTTCGCAGCGAAGGCCAGGCGAAACGCGGCTTTGGAGCGTATCCGTGAAGCTTCGGAGAAGAAGATTCAGCGCATCATGCAAAGACTTTTCCGTGCGCAGCGGGACAGGGCGATCGAGACAGTGAGAGAACAGCTCCAGCTGCTGGGGATTGAGGACTGATGGCGATCCGGCTGAAGGACCTCGCATCCACCCACGTACAGGCGATCATCAACGGCATCCGTCTGGATCTGGACACCGGCGAGATGGAAGACGAGTTGGCCGAGGTTTTGGAGGAAACCGTCCGAGAAGCCGGCCGCGCGGCTATGGCGTCGCTCGGGCGCGAGCCCGACGAATTCTCGATCGATGACGAGGCGGCGAGCCGCTTCCTCAGCCGGCGCGTCGGGGACCGCATCGTGCGCGACCTCGACGATTTCAGCAAGGTCCTCACGGCAGGCATCAACGGGCGGACGCGCGCGATCCTCGGCGCGCTATTCGCCAGGGCGATCGAGGAGGACAAGGGCATTTCGGGGATCGTCAAAGCCCTGCGCCTGACGTTCGACGAGATGAGCCTGTGGCGCGCCAACACGATCGCGCGCACGGAAACCTCGATTGCGCTGAACTTCGGGCAGGCCCAAGGCTACCGCCAGGCCGGCTATGAGTACGTGCAGCTCATCGACGGCGACGATCCCGATACGGATCAACCGTGCCGGGACGCGAACGGGATGAGGATTTCGATCGACCTGTACGAGGAGCATCCCGTGCAGCATCCGAACTGCCGGCGCAGCGCTGTCGCAATATCCGCTGAGGAGGCCGAGGAGGAGGGCGTCGACGACGAGCAGTTCCTGGAGCTCGTGGCCCCGGAAGAGGTGTGACGATGGAGCAGGAGCAACGACAGACGGGCCTCATTCACCCGTTGACGGGCGAGTTCATGAAGCCGGCACCGGCCGATCTGTTCGTCGAGGTCGTCGCTGAAAAAGTCACAAACAAGGGCGGCGCCGATCAGGTCACGTTCCTGTGCCCGTTCTGTAAGCGGCGCAACAAGCAGAATATCCGGCGCGCGATCAATTTGTTGAGGCCCAACATCGCGGCTTTCCGGTGCCAGTGTAGCCGCACCATTTACGTGCGCAAGCGCGCGGTGGACGTCGCCAGAGTCAACCTGGCAAGAAGGTAATCTCAGAGAGAATCCATGCCCTACGCAACGCTGGAGGACCTTCCTGCGGCGGTCCGAAAACTGCCCAAGAAGCGACAGCGGCAGTGGAAGAACGTCTTCAACTCGGCTCTCTGGCATTGCACCAAAGAGGGCGGCGATGCGAAGGAGTGCGAGACCAAAGCCTTTAAGCAAGCCTGGTCGGTGGTCGGGAAGAAGGAAAAGATGACCGAGGCTGAAATCGAAAAAATCCTTTCAGAGGAGTCAACCATGGAAACTGAAAAAGCAACCAACGCGGGACAGGTTTTCCTTCAGATCCCGATCACGAAGGTCGACGAGGAGCAGCGCATCGTCGAGGGCGTCGCCACGGCCGAGGTCCTGGACACCCAGGGCGACATCGTGGACTTTCCTGCCGCCGTCGAAGCCTTCAAGTCGTGGGAGGGCAACATCCGCGAACAGCACGACCCGAAGAAGGCCGTGGGCCGCGCCGTCGAATGGAAGCCGCTCGAGGAGGAGAAGGCGATCCGCCTGGCCGCGCGCATCTCCAAGGGCGCGCAGGACACGTGGGAGAAGGTCAAGGACAAGACCCTGAAGTACTTCTCTATCGCTTCGCCCTTCGGCGGCTTCGAGCGCAAGCCGGAGACGCTCAAAGGTGCGGGAGAAGACGGGTCCGACAAGACCGTGAGCCGGTTGTTCCTGAAGACGCTCAGCGAGGTCTCGCTGGTCGACGTCGGGGCGAATCCGCTCGCGAAGATCGAACTGGTGAAGGCCGACGGCATGAGGACGGACGTTCTCGCCGAGGACGAGCCGCAGGCGCCGGCGCCAGGCGATGACCTTGACAAGGCGAAGAAGGTGAAGGCCGTGATCGGCCGGCTGAAGGGCGAGACCAAGACCACGGTCCAGACCGTCCTCTTCCCCAAAGGCGAATGGACGGAAGCGGACGCCAAAGCGTGGTTGGAAAGCCACGACATGAAGACCGGGATTGACAATCCGGAGAATGGCGAGTACCTGCGGGCCCGGCAGCGCGATCCAGGAGACTTCAAGAAGGGGTCGTTCAGGATCATCGCCTTCGGCAAGGGGGCCAAGAGCATCGACTCGGAGATCGTCAAGTCCCTGGGCTATGACGAGAAGTACTTCCGCTGCGTGAGCAAGCAATCCGCCGAGGCCGCGAAGGAGATTCCCTGGGTGCCGATGGACGATCGGCAGGAGAGCGCCGGCGGCGACATCCAGTACATCCCCCGAACCTTCGGCGACGTCTACGAGTCGGTCGAGCTGCAGGAGGACATGCCCAAGATGATCGAGGTCCTGAGGCGCTGCATGGAGAACATACTGTTTGCCGGCGTTGACAACGCGACGAAGCGGGACCTGATGGTGCAGTGCGTGCAGGAGTTCTTCGAGGAGATCGACGAGGAGATGAGCGAGGAAGGCGAGGCGGGCAAGAGCCTGGCCGACTCGGCGCTGGAGAAGATCGGAGCGCGCCACAGCAAGCAGGACCTCGACGGGATCCAGAAGATCCACGACCATTCGATAACGCTCGGGGCCTCGTGCAAGAGCGCGAAGAGCGCCACTGAGGAGACATCCGAGATCATCGCGAAGATCAAGACCGATTGCGAGGCCGTTCTTGCAGTGGTGGAGAAGGCCGCGAGCGCGATCGGCACTCTGGGCGGGCTGGAGAAGCTGGCGGCCGGCCCAAGCATGGAAAAAGTCGCAGAGACCGCCAAGGCGGAGGCTGCGGCGGTGAAAACCGAGTTGGAAACCAAGCTGGCCGATGAATCGGCAAAAGTCGCAAAGGTCGCAGAGATCACGTCAAAGCACGAAGGCGAAATAGCCAAGGCCAACGAGGCGATAGCAGGCGCAACTAAGCGCCAAGATGAGACGGATAAACGTCTCGAAGCAGTAGAAAAGCAGCCGGCGCTGCCCATTGTGAAACCCGATCCGAAGGTGCTCGAGCTGGCGCGAGGTGCCGCAGCCGGCACGGATGAGGATTCGCAGCTGGCGGCGCTGGTGAAGACCCGCGACGCAACGCCGGACCCGATTGCCAAAGAAGCACTCAACCGGCAGATCAGTCTGATTGAGCTCAAGCAGACGTTGCGGAAGCGGTAGATCCGGCCCGGAGCTCTCCGGGTCACCACAGGAATATCGGGCGAGCGCGCAGTTTGGCTCGCCTTTTTCGTTTGGAGGAAACGATCATGGATCGTTCCATGCAGGAAATCAGCCAGGAAACCATTGACCTGGCCAAGCAGGCCTTTGCGGCCGCGAATGCCGGCGTTCAGAAGACCGGCATAGAGACGGCACTCGGCCTGGTGGGCGTCGATCTTGAGGCGCCCGCGAAGAAGACCTATCCCGTGCTGGCCCCGCTCGGGAAGCGCATCCCGCGCAAGAAGCACGAGAAGGGCGCGAAGCAAGTCGACTGGAGGGCCGTCACAGGCATCAACACGGCGGGCCTCGAGGCGGGCGTTGCCGAATCCCTGATCAACACCGAAATCACCTTCTCCGAGATCGACAAATACGCGCGATACAAGACACTCAACATGATGTCCTCGGTCACGGACGAGGCCTTCTGGATGTCCATGGGCTTCGAGGACGCGCGCGCCCTGTCGACCCTCGCAGCGCTTCAGTCGCTGCAGATCGAGGAGGAGAAATACATCCTCGGCGGCAACACTACCACCACCGGCGTAGCGCTCGGCACGGCGCCGACCCCCACGCTGGATGTCACGGCGGCCGGCGGATGCACCGGCACGTTTAACGTCGTGATCGTGGCACTCAACCTCATGGGCTATCTGCAGCGCACCGTCGATTCCTCCGGGATCACAACGGCGATCAAGACGGCGACCAATAAGAGCGCGAAGAGCACCGCGGCATCGACCGGCGCAATCACCAGCAAGATGATCAAGGCGAGCTGGACGACGGTTCCGGGAGCTGTCGGCTACGCCGTCTATGCCGGCGCGGCGGGTTCCGAGAAGCTCCAGGACGTCGTGACGGCCAATTACTGGGATTCCGGAACCGGCGCGCTGACGACCAGCGGCCAGGCCCTCACGGCGCTCACCGATGCCGACCAGAGCCAGAACGTGCTGGCCTTCGACGGCATCATCTACCAGGCGTTCGCGACCGGCTCGGGCGCCTACATCAAATCGCTGGACAACACGGTGCTGACTGCCGACAATGCCGGCGGCGTGACCGAGTTGGACGTAGCCCTCAAGTCGCTCTGGGACAACCGGAGAATCGGCCCGTCGCTCGCCCTGGTCAATAGCCAGGAGGCTCTCAACATCACGAAGAAGGTGACGGGAGGGACCGGGAACGTCGCCGGATTCCGCGTCACCCTGCAGCCGGGCGAATCGCAGAAGGGGCTGGTCGGCAGCTTCTTCGTGACCGGCTACATCAACAAGTTCACCTCGAGCCTGACGCCCGGGAACCCGGACATCGTCCCGTTCCTCGTCCATCCCTTCCTGCCTCCGGGCATGATCGTGTTCATCTCCGAGACCCTGCCGTACCCGAAGCCCGAGGTTGCCTCGGTCTTCGAGATGGCCGTACTCCAGCCGTACACGGCTGAGGAATTCGCGCGCGTAACGCGCAAGTATCCCCATGGCGTCACCACTCAGGAGGCCCTCAAGGTCTATTTCCCTGCCGGGATCGCCATCATCTACAACATCAAGAACGGCTAGTTCTTGGCCGTTCAACCAGCCTTGGGGCGGGCTTTCCATAGGGCCCGCCCTTCTCATTCGGAGGGCAGGGATGCCATTCAAAATGAAAGCGCCGTTCGAGACCGGCGTGGCGAGCACCGGTCATCGCGTCGAGAACGGGATCTGCATCGTGGACACGGCCGAGCAGGCGGCATACATGGCCGGGCCGCCATTCAACTTCGTGCTCCTCGGCGAGATAGTCAAAGAGACTCCATCGCCGCCGCCGGAGCAGGAAACAGCCGGGCCGGTCCCGCCGCCTCGTCCGTCGCCAGACCGCGATCCCGGATGGGTCCCCGGACGCAGAAGGAGATGACATGGCCGATGACCTGATCACGGCGAACGACCGAGGTGTGATCAATTACGTTGAGGTTTAAGTCTATTGGGAGGTTGAGACGTGGCCACTCAGAATCGCGCCCCAACCAGTGATTATTCCTTTACAGGAACCTGGACCGGAACGCCGGGTTCCCGTTACACCCTAGTAGACGACTACCCAGATTCCGGGGGATCAGACTATCTGACTCACGGCACCACAGCCGGTGTCGGGGTGATGGGCTTCCCTGTCTTTACCGTTCCCGCTGGCTCGACAAACATATCCGTCCAGGTTCGTTACTACGACCGGAAGAACGCCAGCCAGTCCTGCACCATCGGCGGTCGGCTCGTAGTCGGGGGAACGGGTTACAACGCCGCAACGCACAACCCGGCGAATGGCGTTTGGACAAGCCGGTCTGACAACTGGGCAACAAACCCAAAATCAGGAGTGGCCTGGACGGTTGACGATGTAAACGGAGTTGGAGCCAATGCTCTGCAATACGCAGGATGGAATAGCGGCAGCGACGCCAACCCTGCCATTGATCTCTCCTGCATCGACATCCAGGTCACTTATACCCCGCCCCTCATAACCGTGAGTGATACGGGATGCGGTGCCGACGCGCTCGGTTCCATCAGCGTCACACTCAAAGTCTCTGATGCGGGGCAAGGCTCGGAATCCCTGCCGATCGGAGTCGGATTGATCGCGAGCGATACCGGGGCGGGGACCGACATCGCAAACATTCTCGCGGCATTGACTGTCGCGGATGGCGGTCAGGGTGCAGACGCCATTGCGGCGATTCTCGCGGTCCTTAACATTGCGGACGCCGGGGGCGGCGCCGATTCTCTAGCAATCAGCGCGCAACTTACGATTGCGGACAGCGGTCAGGGGGCCGATGCTGTCGCAGTCCTGACCGGAGCGATTTTGAAAACGGTGAACGATCTCGCCTCCGGCTTGGATGGCCTGGCCGTCTCGGTCGGGCTCGCGATCAGCGAGACTGGACACGGAACTGACGCGCCTCTCATCGGCGTGTCAATCTCCATCCCGGACACTGGATCCGGCGCGGATGCCGTCTCCATTCTGCAGGCCATACTCAAGACCGTGGCTGACGCCGGAATCGGCAGCGATGCGTTGCAGTTGATGGTCTCTCTCAACGTTGCTGACGGCGGCCAAGGATCGGATGCGCCAGGAATAAACGTCAATCTTTCGGTTCCGGACGCTGGCCAGGGTATCGATGCCATCCTGACAGGCATCCTGAGGGCCGTGGCAGACGCGGCTCACGGAAGCGACGCCCTTTCCGTTTCGGTGCGGATTCCTATAGGCGACACGGGGACCGGCATCGAGTCGCTGATACTCGCGGCATTCCTTGGGGTGACTGACGCCGGGCGGGGCCTCGATAACGTCACGATCAGCGGCACGGACCCTGCTCGCGTGATCACCGTGACCTTCGCGGCGCGCAAGCCGCACATTTCTTTTTTGGCAAAATCTCCCGAGGTTCGATTCTCGGGCAGGACTCCAACAATCGATTTTCGACGGGTGAACTGAGCATGCTCGATATCGCAAAACACACGGCGGTCTGGCGCATTAGGAAGTACGCCAACGACGAAGATTTCAGGGCCAAGCGGCCGTTCGAAGAAGCCGAGTTCGAAGGCAATCTCTTGCTCAACGAAGGCATCGCCGCGCTGCAGAATCTTTTGATCGGGGCGGCCGAGACCGCCTTCAATAACGCCAATTCCTACCTTGGAGTAGGTGACTCAAACACAGGGGAATTAGCCACCCAAACTGGGTTGCAGGCTCCGACAAACAAACTTTACAAGGCAATGGAGGCGACGTATCCGACGATCGCCGCGCAGAAGACGACATGGCGTTCCGTGTTCGGATCTGCCGATGCCAATTGGGCGTGGAACGAATTCACGGTCGCCAGTGGAAACTCCGATGCGGCGGACAATCTCGACCGAAAGGTGAGCGCGCAGGGAACGAAAACTGCCGGCCAGACCTGGACGCTGGACCTGGAAATAACCTGGAGCTGATCGTGGATGTCGTCAACGAGCGGTCGACGCTTGTCGTGACCGCGAGCTT